TTTAAAGGGAAGCATTTTTAGTCTAAATTGTTCTGGGTAGTTGTCTATTAGTGTTTTAATCAGTTTTTCTCTCCAAAGAAGATAAAACTTATCGTGAGATTTCATAAGATTTTCTATTTCTATGTCAGAGTATCCTTTTTCTTTATACATAATTTTTCTACTTTCTATTAGAAATTGAATTTCTTCTTCAACAAATACAAGACATAAAAGTAATTCTAATGTTGTTTTTTGGACAGCATTTGATAATATACCAAAATTTAAAATTGAAGTGAAGATTTTATTAAAAAGTATTCCTGTAAGAACCCATAAGAAAATAGATAAATATTCCATGCTGTCTCCAAAAATAAAAAAGGCCATGTTAGAAATAACATGGCCTTTAATACATGGCAAATGTTTTTATAAATATTTTAGAGGATTCTGCGAATAACTCGCTTTAGGACTTCATTAATTATTTGTTGATCTGTAACTAGGTCCACATTGCTGAAAGCCAAAGACTCTTTCAATTTTTTAGCATCACCCCCTTCAAGGTTACGAGCTTTTTTAGCGGCTTTCTTTTTTGCTTCTTGGAGTTCATATTCCTCCATTTGATCCTCTTCTTCCATATCCATATCACCTTCATCTTCCATATCCATGCCTTCTTCATCAGAAGTCATTTCGTCAGATTCAAGGTCCATATCGCCCATTTCATCGCCACCATCAGATGTGACACCCGCTTCTGCAAGAGCATCTTTGACTGCATTTTTGATCATATCCATAAGTTCATCGGATTCTTTTTCTATTGTACCACCAACTGGCTGTTCTGGTTCGACTTCATCTGCCATATCCATTTCCATTTCCATATCGTCGCCCATTTCTTCGGCGGCTTCTGATTCATCTTCTTCCATTTCCATACCACCAGTTCCACCCATGCCATGCATGCTTTCTTTTAGTGTTCTTTTCTTGAAATTTTGTACTTTTTCACTTCTAATATTGGCAAGCTTCATAAAGCTTGCGATTTGATTCTCAGAGAGTAATGTTTTTTTAGCCATGTATTTAACTCCTAACAAAAATAAATAGTAGTATATTTTAGAAAAACCTAATCTTTTTCCTCAATTAAATCAAAAATATTATTTATATCCTGTTGCGAAAATAATAATTCAGTTAATTGTTCAGCTTTATTAATTAGTTTCTGCTTTTTTTCAAGTCTACCCTTTGTATTAGCATTTCCTTTTTCTATGATTTTCTTATTCATCCAAATCATAAAATCAGGATCTTCATTGGTATAAGCCTCAATCACATCACGAACAAATTGGCCTTGTATTTTGTACCCGTGTTGCTCTAACTTAATAAGCATTTCTGCTTGTTTATGTGTTTCCACAAAATAAGTAAACTTTTTCCAATCCATTAATTTCTATCAAGTATGTGGGTTTTACTTTCGTTTAAAGCAGAATTTGATTGCTGGATGAATTTTACTTTGCTCCAAAACTCTTGTATGGTTCTCGCACCAGTATAAGAAAAAGCAGAACGAATACCATTTTCTAGTTGTTCAATAATTTCAGTGGTTGAACCCTTGTAAAGAACAGTAGTTGAAATCCCTTCAAGAGAAGAGGCTTTTCCTCTCCAATCCATTTGGGCATCTTTAGAAGCCATACCACGATAGACTTTACGTTTATTACCATTTTCTGTTGTAATGATCTCACCGGGAGTGCAATCAGTTCCAGCAAGTATAGAACCAATCATAGCAAAATCTGCTTTCGCTCCCAATGCTTTAGCAATATCACCAGAATTCTTTATTCCACCGTCTGCGATTAAAGCAACATCAAAAGAAGTTTTAGCGCAATCCATAATAGATTCCATCGTAGGAACGCCATGACCTGTTTGAATTCTTGTTGAGCAGATAGAACCTCCTCCTATTCCAATACGAATAGAATTTGCACCCCAGCTAGCGAGTCTTTCAAGCCCTTCTAATGTGGCAATATTTCCTGCCATAAGATGCGGAGCTTTTCCAAGTTTATCTCTTAATTTATGTAATGCGTTCTTCATTAAAATGTGATCTCCATGTGCAACATCAAGGCATAAAATCCTTACGCCAATATCGACAAGCTCTTTTGCTCTTTCAAGATAATCACCTGTAATACCAATAGCAAAACCCACCTTATTGGATGGAATGTTTTCAAGAATTATTTCAGCCATTTCAACTTGTCGTTGAATAGTGTTATAACGGTGTACTATACCAAGTCCTCCCATCCTTCCCAAAGTAATCGCCATTCTTTCTTCTGTGATTGTGTCCATTGGAGAAGAAATAATAGGCAAGCTAAAACGCATGTTTCGTTCTTGATCTAACCAGTTGCCAATATCAACTTCTTTTCTTGATTCAATATCACTGAATTGGGGGACTAACAAATAATCATCAAAAGTGTGTGTAGTTTTTACATTATACATTTTAACCTTCCATTTCACTTAAAAGTTCTTTTATTCTTTCTATATGCTGAATAAGATAATCTTTTGAATATCCACTTTTCTCGCTTGCGGTTTCATCATCGGGATATGGTATTTGTTGAACAAAGTCTTTTTTAATAATAAAAAGTTCTGGAACTCCTTCTATCTTAAAAACTTTGGCAACTCTTGGATGTTTTGCCACATTTAGTTTTGCAAAATCAAAAGACTCTCCATACTGTTGACAAAGTTGTTCAAATATGGGGTTTAAACCATTACAAAGATGACAAGTTGGATTAAAAAATTTAACAATTGTTGGTTTATCTCTTTCCATCATTTCTTTGAAAGATGGTAGGTCTAAATGCCTAATGTCAAATCTTTTCATGTTTCTGAATGATCCTGTCAATATACCATCTTGCTTTTTTAAGATCTTCAAGAGGGTTCTCTTTATATTTATATCTTGAAATATATTTTATTGCATTTCCAGCACAAAAATCTTCACCCATACCAAGATCTTCTATATAATCAATAACTTCGATCTTACCTTGATTATAGTGTGATGGATGATTTACTGATTCTTTCTTACCTAATAGTTCTAGTTGCTTTTTATTAATATCGGACACATTATCCTCTGGTTTTAGTGGTTCAAAATCTAAATCTGCACTAATATTTTTCATTAGCTATATCCTCTGCCCACGCTTGAATGTCACTTCTACATTGTGGACAATAAAGCTTTACTGTTTCAGTAGAGTTATAAACCATAACTGTCCAAGTAGTAGCGTGCTCTTTAGATTTTTTATCATAAGGTTTAGAACATCCAAGACACTTATGGGGCATTTTACCAAATAATACTATTTTCTCTTCAAGAGCAGAGTTTTCTCCTTTTTTGTCAGCTTCTCTTCTTTGTTTTCTATTCATATTGAAATCCTTCAATTGTTTTTGGATTAGAAGAGAAATATATCCTCTTTAATGTTTCTTTGCAACGAAACATACAAATATGTTTGATATAAGCTTGCATATACTCGAAAGAATCGAATGAGACAATTTTATCTTTATAAATAAGATTGTATACTCCAACTGAATTTAGAATATCACACTTGTTTATAATGAGTTGCGTAGCGCCATTTTGTTGAATTGCTTTGATCATTCCATCGAGATTCAACCAGTTACATTGTCTTGGTCTACCAGTTGTAGCACCATATTCATTACCAGCAAGTCTTATCTGTTTGAATATCACCTGATCTGGTTCAAACTTTTTTGTGCCAACATAAGTATCGTAGATTTTTGCAACACCAAAAATATTACGAATCTTCTGTGGAGGAATGCCATTTAAAACAACAGAACCGACGTTACAATGACTTGATGTAACATAAGGATAATCTCCCCAATCTATATCAAGTTCGAATCCTTGTGCTCCTTCACACAAAATCCTGACGTTGTTTTCTCCATGAAATTCTTCATGCAAATCGATTAAATAAGGTTGTAGCTCCTTTACCAATTCTGCTCTAATACCTTTACGATCATATTTATCTTTATAAGCTGGTCCATTACCTCTCTTGGTGGTGCCAATAGTAGTATCTAATTGATCTTCTGCAATATGTTTGTCGGTGATGATATGTGCATTCTTGGCAATGTAAACTAAACCTTCGGTTTTGATTCCTTCTGCTTCTAAATCTTTGATTTCTTGAAGAAAATGTTCTACATTGATTACACAACCAGAACCAATAATACTTTTGATGCCACATACAATTCCCATTGGGATTGCATGACCAACAATCTTCTTTCCATTAATATAAATGGTATGCCCTGCGTTATTGGAACCAGAGAACCTTAAACAATGTGTATATATTCCACTTTTTGCCAATTCAACGGCTACTTTTCCCTTACCACAATCGCCATAACGTAAATCTACAACAACATCGGCAAAATCGATCATTTATTCTCCATATAATTCATAATCCAATCTTTATGCTTATAACTCATTTGCTTTATTATCCATTCTACCATATTTTGCAGGAACATACAACGTATCTCCTCCAAACACTACTACCATTGAAGGAAACGGAGCAGAGTTAGTAGAACCACCAAATTTTAACCTTCCTTTGATAAAGAAAATTTGATTTGCTTTTGTGCAATAATCATGAAAGAATTTTGTATCTGTTCTTGCAGCAACGAGCATTACAACAGTTGTATCTGGCTTTCTTGATTCAATTAATGCTTTATTAACCCAAGCTTTTACGTTTGAATAAGGTGGATTTACATAGACTGTATTTCCAGACCAATCTTTTGATAATCCGTCATCTTGTTCCGTAAAGAACTTTGCACATTTGGTGTTTTGTACAGTAGCACAAGGATCAAGTGTAAAATTGTATCTCTTATTTAAGCCATCATAAAAGTTTTGTGGCGTAGCCCACATATCTGTATTATTGGAAAACATAGTTGTTTGTGTTTTAACGTTCATCTTCCTCTCTTTATTTTGTTAGATTTTCTTCGTATTCCCAATCATAAAACTTGTCTAGAGTTCCAGTATCAAAAGCTATGACATTAAAAACATTATACCCATCATTACAATGACCATCACCATATTCAGTTTTCATGAAATAGTGATTTAGATAAATCCCATATAATATTATTCCGTCGGCTTTGAATTGAAGAATATCGCCTACTCTAAATTCCTGTGCTTCCGAATCCACTTTCTGCTCTAATAGAATCGGACAACTCTTCAACAAAGATAAAATTTTCTGTTGAAATCTTTTCTGGAATTGCTTGTGCAATTCTTTGTCCAATCGAGAAAGAGAAAGTATCATTTGATGTGTTATAAAGAATTACTTTCCATTCTCCACGATATGATGAATCAATTACACCAGCAAGAACATCAATACCATCTTTTAGCGCAAGTCCAGAGCGAGGTGCAATTCTCATATAATATTCTGGATTGAATGACGTTGAAATACCGATTGCAACCGTGCATCTTTCGTTTGGGGCAATAGAACCATATTCTGCTGCATACAAATCAAACCCTGCATTTCCTGGCTCTCTATTCTTGAAATCAATAAAATTTGAGAGTTGCTTTACTTTAAGATTAAGACTCATTTGTTTTTCTATCCTCTTCCTTCATTTTAACTAGTTCTTCCAAACTTTCAAGCCATTTTGAACTAATTTCTACTTCTTTGTTATCTTGTTCTATCGGCCAACCTTTTTTGAGCCAATCTTCGATACACTTCCTCCATATTTCGATAGGTACTTGTATCATTACTCTATCGTTTTTTACTTCGTATTCATAACCTTCTACTTGAAGGTAAACATTTGATACGTCAAATGCCTCATGATAAAAATGATAATTTTGACCATAAGATATAGATATTTTTGTGCTCATATTTTCTCCATTATTTTTGTTTTTTATATACGGCAGACTGTGCTTCATCCATAGCTGTTTGTGCTGTCATAAATCTTTTTTTTCGTGTAAGGTCATCATTTGTTGCATATACCCAATAGGGACTATCATCCCAAATATCAAGGTATTTCTCCACCACGGCTTTATCATCAAGGCTCCACACCTCAATGCTTTCGTTCCAGCACCATTCTACAAGCTGGTTGGTGATATTATTGTTTGTCATTCATAAGTTCCCTATATTTAAAAAGACCAATCTCTTTGAGTTTACACTCTAACATCAAATCGAAATCATGACCATAAGTATTGGCAACATTTCTATAACTATCAGAATGTGCTTGTGCAGGACACCTAATATTTTGTTCTTCTCTACGGGATTCGGAATAGTGAGCAACTGGCTTAATACCTGCCCAAGTAGATAAAGCTATTTCAAGAGCTTCTTTCTCTGACATTCCTCCATTGTTCAATCTGTGGTGATGATAATCAAAAACAATAGGAATTTTTGTATGCTTGTATACCGAATCATACAATTCTTGTGTTGTATACAAAGAATTTTTATCATCATTTTCTAATGTGAATCTGGATTTAATCTTGTCTTCCAAACTGTCAAAATTCTTCAAGAATTGAGCAATAGCCATAGGTTTATTCTTGTATGTTGCTCCAACATGAATATTGATTTTATTGTAATGAGAACGAGATAATCCCATAATGTCAAGAATGTCTGCATGAACGGTTAAATCCTTAATTGTATTTTTTGTTACTCTTTCGTTAGAAGAAGTAAGTTTGTTGAATGGACCGGGATGAAAAGTCAAACGTTGATTGTTTACTTTTGCCCAATCGCCACACTTTGTCAAAATCTTGGAGATTTCTTCAATGTTTGGAAGATTGTAAATACCATATTCAGATGCCCAAGGAAACATATCAGAGGACATACGATAAAAATTGATATTGTTCTTTGTATTCCATTGGAGAATCTTATATAAGTCTTGCACATTTAGAAGAGCAAGTTCTGCTGCATAATTAATACCACGTTCAATGAAAGTTTTACGAATCATTGTTCGATTGGTTGTAATACGCTTTTTAGCTGACAATGTGGAAAATTGATGGACGATGCAAGCATAGCCAAGATTGATAGACAGACAAAACCCCTTGCGTATAGATACTATACTACAAGGGGTTTCGTAGGTCAAGCAGCTAAATTAAAATAAATTAATTGCGGCCCGACACTCTTTTATACCAAGAAACTGCGGCTGCAACTGGAACAAGTTCATTGTTTTCAACGCCTTTGAGATTTATTATATCAGTATTATAATACTCATGAAATCTCTGACTCAAATCTGAATATTCTTTTCCATATTGTTTAGCTATTCTGTTCCCAAAAATCCATTATTGCTTTCATATCTTCAATACTGACACTTATGCTGTTATTAGTACTGATTTGACCATTAGAAATGGCAATTTTTCTTCCAAATGAACTTCCGTCTTTTGAAGGAGCGTTTGCGTATACTTGTTTATTTCCTGCTTTATTAACATAAACTTCTACATTCCACTCGCCTATTTTATTGTTTTTTTCTTCAACAATACGATCTAGTTCTTCTTTGATTATCTTTTTCAATAATGTTTGTGTGAGTTTCATAAACTATTTTCCTTTGGAATAAATAGTGTCTTTTTTTATTTATGCCAATAACTTTAGTTGATGTTTCATCGAGCGAACAGAAAATCCCCAAGTCTCATTATAATCGGGCTTGACCATATATGGTTTGTGAAGAATTATAACATCGCCTTCTTTTACTCCCCAACACTTAACTTGAACTTCTGTATTTGTATCGTCAATAGTATTGACAATCCAGTACTCTTTTCCAGTTGAAGTTTTCTTCTTTAAGATCTCTTTTGGAATAAACCAAGCAAGCCCAAGTTCGGGATCAAATTCGGAAATAGGTGGAATCATCTTTTCTTGAAGTCTATTTAGAATTTCTATTGGTGCTACAAGATTGATAGGATAAACACC